AACAATTAATTGACCAGCAATAATTGTTACAACTACAATATCTTCTGCTTTTTCACGTTCTGGAATAGACATATCAGCACCCATGCTAAGTAAGGCTTTACCTAACTCACATTTTTGCTCTTCTGTCAAACCTTCAATTGCTTCATCTGGATTAAAACAAGTGGCAACTGCATCTAATAATGCTGCTGGACTTTCTAATACAAGCAGTGCAGATGCTACCTCTGCTTGAATTACTACGGGGTTTCCGTTTGCATCTTCTCTTACCTCTACTGGAATTGTAGGAGGAAGATCACGATATTCAAGTCCCGCTGCTTCTATGTTGGCAGCAGTTACAGGTGCTCCTTCTGCTGATTCTATCAATACATCTGCAACTAAATCTTTTTCTACTAAAGTAAATTTACCATCTTCAGTTAAAGCCTCTGATAAATTAACAACTTCAGCAGTAGTTATTTCTCCATCTGCAGAAAGCATTTCTGTAATAAACTCTGCTTCTGCTTCTGTTAGTCCACCTTCTGATAATGTAGATGAAACTTCTGCAGCAATTTCTTCCGATACTTCTTCACCTTGAGCAATTGCTTCTAATACTTCTGCAACTTCTGATGCATCTAGACCACTATCTGAAACTAGATCACTAACTATATCCTGCACTTGTTCTACAGATAAGGTATCATTATCTTGTGCTATTTCTTCAAAAGAATCCTGATTTTCTTCAAGAATATTTTCTAGTTCATCGCTGGATGAAGAGTCATCAGATTCAGGTGTATCCGTTTCGGGAGATTCAGTTTCTTCAGAAGGGACTTCGTCAACAGGAACTTCTTCCACAGGGATTTCCTCTACAGGGATTTCCTCTACAGGAGTCTCTTCTGTATCTGTATTATCCTCTTCAGTTGGAATGGTCTCGTCTGGTTGAATTTGTTCGGGCAGATCAGGTGCAGTAATAAAAGATGGTTGAGATGGTGCTTGGATAATTTCTTCTGCGGGTATAGAAATAACAGTCTCAGTATATTGACTTACGGGACCTGACCAGTTAGCAACTCTAATAGTATAAGTAGCACCTTCTGTTAAACCAATTAATTCAATAGATTCTGGAGCGCCAGTTGTGTTATATGTTCCACCTTCATATGGATTTTCTGCATCTGGGTCATTTGTTATTACTTGATAGAACCAAGTGTTTGCTGTGTATCCTTCTGGTAACTCAGGCATAATTGTTACAGTCGTGCCCTCAATGACTGGTTCTGCAAGTATTGGAGCAGGAGTAGGAATATTAGTACTAATTGCCGTAATTAACTCTTGAGCATTTGTATTTAATTGTGTTTGTAAGTTTGTCTTACTAGATACCGCTGAGTTTACGGCATTAGTTAAAGATGTTGTATTAATAGCATTTATTGCTGATGTGTTTGTAGTATTTTGAGCAACTACTGGAGTAAGACTTGAGTTTAACTGTGCAATTGTAGCGTTTGCAGAATCTACTGCTGCTTGAATTGTTGAAGTATTTGGGTCTACATATGGAGTAAATGCTGCACCTTGACTTATTTGTCCGTTGAATCCTGACCCAGAATTTATATCCTCAATATTAGTTACATTCCCATTTGTAGTTTCTCTATAATTAAATCTTGCTCCATTAGGTATTGGTCCATTAGCACTAACAGTTGCCATCCAAGCACCATCATTGGGATTCACATCAGCATTAAATCTTACTTGAACCATTTGTGTTGAAGCATCCTGTTGTGGATAAGGGCGAAGGTCCCATGCAATATCTAAACTTGTTCCAGTAGTTGCATATGTAATTCCAGTTCCTGTGCTCCAGGTTGTCCAATCCCAGCCAGCAATAGATACGGATGGTGCACTTGGAGTAGAATAATAATTAGGACCTTCGTTGACACCAAATGTTATAGTTGCATTAGACCCAACATAAACGTTGTTATAAACAGTTCCACCCATTTGCATTCCAAACGGAAGATTCATTTGAACACCAGCATCATCTACACCAGCAAGGACATTGGTACTTGTTCCAATAGTGGCTTGCAAATTATTTACTGCTGTTTGTGCATTATCAATTGCAATGTTGGCTTGAGTTAGTTCGGTTTGTGCGGTGGCTTGTGCTGTTGTTGCTGTTGTTTTTGCTGCAACGGCTTCAGATATTTGTACCTGTGCAATTGATGTGTCAATATTATTTATGGAGGTTTGTGCTGTTGTAATTGTATTTTTAGCATCTTGAACTACTTGTGAACCTTGATCTACTGGTGTAACAGATAAATCTACAGAACTAATTGTGGCGGTTGCTGTATCTACTAAGGCTACGTTTGATTGTGCTATTGCTACTGTTGCTGTTACTGTATCTACTACTGCCTGAGCCTCTAACCTTTCAGCAACTGCCACTGCAATAGTAGCGGTAGCGGTATCCGTGGCTGCAATAGACTGTTGGACCTCTGTAGTGGCTGTTGCAATCGCAGTGTTGACTGCTTGTTGAGCAGGGCTAACAACAACCTGCTCTTGATTATCTGTAGCATGAGCACTATCTGGAGACATAATCCCAAAAATTGCTATACATAAACCTACCCCAAAGGCTAATACTAGTCTTCGTTTAAGGTTTTTCAATTAAGTGGTAGTCTCCTATGTTTAACTATATTAGCAATTATACCATTTTTTAAAATAAAAAAAAGGGCTAGCACTTGGCTAACCCTTTTAATTTAAGTAATTACTTAATCCAATTTACCTTTAACTTAGGGAACTTTGCGTTCCACTTTTTAGCCAAAGCATTGAACTTTGTTTTTAGATCTACAATAGCCTTCTTTAAAGTTTCGTTCTCTGCCTTTAAAGTTGCTGTTGCTGAATCTGATGCTACCTTATCGGCTGCACGTCCAGCACGTTCTGCTGCAAGTGCTGAGTTAGCAACTGCTAATTCTGCATTCTTTGCTGCAAGTTCTGCTGCAATATCACGTACTACAATTGTAGCGCTTACAGAACCGACTGGTGCTGCTAAGCCTGTTACGGCTGTTGCTACTGTTGCATATGCAACTACTGTTACTGAACCAGTAGCAGGCATTGTTACTGTCTGCTCTTTTGTTCCAAGAGTTGCTACTGCTGTGTCAGTTGTTAGCGCTGTTGCTAGTGCTGCTCCAGAACTTGAAACCAAAGTATTAATTGTGGCTCCACCCTTTGCATTACCAAACACGTCAAAACCAGATACCTTAAGTACCTGTGATGTACCTGCTGCTGCTGAGGCAGGAGCGGTTAGTGTAATTGAGTTCAGTGCACCTGCGGTACCTTGAACATAATAAACTGTTGTAGTTCCAGCACGAGTAATAGAGACTGATCCTACTGCTGTACTTTTAGTATATACATAAAAGTCTGCTGATGTTCCAGTTCCTGTTGCAATTGAAAGTGTTGAAGAACCGTTTGATGCGGTTACTGGTGCTGTTGATGTTGCTAGAGCAGGAACAATTGTTGCATTTACTGCAACTGCTGTTACTACTGTTCCAGTATCTACTGATGTCACAGCAATCTTTAATGCATCTGCTGCATCTACGCTGTTATCTGCTGGTACTGGTAGTGATACAGGAGTTGTTACTACTGTTCCACCCGTTGCTGCAGATCCCGCCACTGTTAATGTAACGGTACCCGCATTGGCATTTGCCGATGGGGATACAAGCATTGTGCTAGTCAGGGCTGCAGCGATGATTAGCGATACTTTTTTAAATGAATTCATTTTTCTCCTTGTTTGTTTGTATTATATGATATTTAATCTATCAAGAAAATCCCTAATATCTTTAGGCATTTCCTTGTTATCTAATTCTACCATAGACCTTTGCTTCTCTGCAAGTCGTGCAGAGGTAGACCAAGTATGAATCTCAATCTCATGGTTAGAATCTTTAGGTGTATGTGATATTGCTCCAAACACAGCGCCACATACAGCATCTGCTAGGTCCTTAGATTTTTTACGTGGATGATCAACTCTAGTATTTTTCATAATTTTGAGTTCTGACATTTCTTCCAGTAGTAGGGGAATCCTTGGCATTGCAACTCTTTCTTCATATACCATCATTGCTAAGTCTTCGTAATGTTTTTTAGCAACAGAAACAGTGTCAGTTTTTATACCTACTGCTTTTAGTTCTTGCTGTATATCAAATGACTGCCAACGGTCAAATGAAACAACCCCAATATTAAAACCTTGTCTGCGTAAGTTAATAATCCATTGTTTTACTTCTGATAAATTAACTGGGCCTTCTGATTTTGGTTCCCACCAAGCAACTGCATCAACAATAACCATTGGCGCTACCTGTTCATAATCTTTAATAACCTGAATGTTTACCCATTTATCTACGTGAGCAATTGCTACAGCACACTTATCATGTTTTTGTGCTAAATCGGCATGTATGTAATATATTTTTTCTGGATCAGGTTTAAATGATTCATCAAACCTTCTAAAACTATCAACTGGATTTCTAAATGTCATACATTTTTCTAACTTATCCTTTTGTTTAAAAAATGCATCTGATGCAAAGGTTGGTGTGCATGCAAAACGCATCATTGCATCACCAAGATCTGTGTAAAATGCTAACTTAAAATCATCTATTTTTCTAGTAGGGTTTACATCCCATGTTGTTTTTTTCAATGCTAAAACTTTTGGAACCTTATAGGAAAGAATTGTATCTTCGTCCCATGAAATTTCAAATTGATTGTCTGGATTATCATGTGGCAAATTTTCGTTCATAATAAAAAGATGTTTCTTTTCAATAGTTTCTTTTTCAGCAATAACTGCTTCATACCTTTGAGAAATAAAGTCACCTTGATAACGTGGGAATGAAAGCAACACTACTTTGCCCAAGTCTGGAAAACGAGAATCTACAGAGCCACGAAATGCTTTATATATATTTTCTGCAGTTTTACCTTGCTCATTACCAGTTCCAACCTCAGATGCAAAACCAGAAATTTCATCAAGGACTGCAAGCAACAAGTTCAAACCTTCATGTGATTCTCTCTCTGAATGTCCAGAGTAGACGGTAATTGATTTATCAAACTCAACACTATCAGCCTTTGCATTATACTTTCCTGCAAACCATGGTGATTTTTCTATCTTAGTTCTAAATCCTTTAAAGAATACGTTCTTTGCTTGTTGTGCGTTAATGGCTACGTTTATGATATCAATTGCATCCCCGCTTGGTTTTCCATAATATTTAGCAGGATCTTTAAGGCATAATAGTTTATAAACTATATATGCACAGGCTACAGTTGATACAAAATCTTTTCCAGATCCTTTTCCAAGTTGTAATATAATTTCATTTTTAGTATATTTATCAAAGTATTGAGAGCCAGCAACTGATCCAAAGATTTCTTGTAGTTCTTCTTTACGATAAACCTGACTCATTGCTTCTACAATTTCATACTGAATTAAGGATAACGGTGGTTGCCCAAGATAATCAGGAGATTCAACAAATGTCTTTGCGTCTACTGGAATCTCATCAAATTGATTTTCTTTTAAAACTTCTAAAAAATCATTAAACATCTTGGACAATTGTAATTACCTCTCCCTCTCTAGCAATCTGAGAAAGGCGTTTCATAATTAAGTCACGTATTTCTGGATGCTCTGATGCAACATCACGAAGTATGCCAATTAAAACTTCTTGCCTGCGTTCAATCTCAACCATTTCTTCTGCAAGTTCTTTATTTTCAAGCAAACCTGCTTTTTGTAACATTTCAATTCTAGACTTTTCAATGTCCATTACTAACTTAATTGCTTGAGTTTTTGCACTAAGATTATTAGTCATACTTGATTCATCAATTACCTCATAAGCCTTTGTAATAAGTTTAGTGTAGTGAGTATCAGCACCAGCAAGGGCTTCTTTAGCACGAGCACGAATTGCATCATTTGCAGATGCCATAACTTTCCACTCATTAATTAATGAAACAACACGAGTGCGTGGAATGTCTAATTCTTTAGAAATTTTTGTTGGATCTTGCCCTTTAAGATATTCTGTAACTACCTTGTTAACTTCATCAAGGTGCTCAATTAGTTCTGTTTCAGTTGACATTTTTTTCCTTTGCTATTTTTAATAAAACTAAATATCCTATTAAATCATCAATGTCATTATCTCCAGGGTAATCTGTGCCCTTCATTAAACGACTTAACTTGTCATCAATTCTAACTTTAAGTTGTTCTGCTGCATCTGATTTACTAAAAATTCTTACAGGATCAAGAGCCGAATCGCCATACGCTATATTTTTTTCTATAAGCATTTGTGCTATAGAGTGACATGTTTTCCAAATTGAATTGCCAGATGGCGCCCCAAGCGATTTAAGGTAAAGATCGTTACAGTTAAAATCTGTAACATCTAAGTAAACTGGTTTTAGTTTCATCTTTTAGATTTCCTTAATCCAAATTTTGCAAGGTATACATAGATTGTTTCTATGCTTGCCCCACACTCTTTAGCAATATCTTGTGGAGATTTTTTATCTATAAGATATCTCTTACGAAGCCAAATCTCGCTTGTATACAGTTTACCAGCCATAGGATTATTTGTCAACTCCAGCCTCATTTATATCATAGTTAAATCTATCAGAGTTTTCCATTATCCACTTATCTTGATTTTCCACATCATATTTTCTTTCATTAATTATTCTATCAATCAAATATTCTTTTTCTAGGGTAAACGAAGGCTCGTATACTCTGACCCTGTTATTGGGTTGAATTGCAAAGTTTCCATCATCTCTTTGAATTACATGACCACACTTGTGATCTGCAGGGCTTTCAGAATATCCATCATTTAACACATTGCTATCTGGGTTATGCCAGTCTAATGTAAATAAGTATGTGCCCTTATGCATTGTCTTTGTTCTGTCTATATAAGACATTCTTAAATTGGTTAGATTTTCAAATTGAGTTACAGCAATATGATGACTAAAAGAATTCCACAAAACTAAATTATGTAGATCAACTTCAGGAACTCCTGGCTCTGTACAAAAAGCAGAAATAGGAAGCCTCCACCAAAGCCCACCATCTGGCATCATAATATGAAATAGCGGACTCCTAGACTTTAAACTTGAAACACCAAAAACTACACACTCAAAATATTTGTCGTGACTATCTTTATGATTTCTTAAATAATTTCCTCTTACATAACAACTTATTGGTGGTATATTTGCATTTAGTTCTGGCATTATTCCTCAACTCTCATTGCTTTATTCCAGTTATTAATAGCCCAGTGGCCGATACCACAAGCATCAGCAACGTCATTATCGTTAATAACTTTATCATAGTTGATTTCAATTAGTTTTATCGTCCTTTCTTTTCTAATTTGCCTTTCATATGTTTTATACCAAGATTCTGACTTCCCTGGTGTTTTTGCTCTAATATTTATTTGTTCTTCTTTTGTTAATCTTTTGTTCCCTAAATAGTTTTGCCAAGTAATTGGTGCTACCGTTCCTATAATTTTTGTTCCAGTTAACCCTGCTGCACCAAGCAGTGCACCTTGAACTAATGCAAGATCTGCAGCAGTCTTAGGGCTATTCATAAATACTGTATGTTCAATTACAATTGCTTCAAATCCACCAAAATGTTCAAAGAATGCTTTTGTTTTAGCGCAAGCATCCATAACTTTTTCATAATTTGTTTTACCACTAAAATTAATTTTACCAATATTGCCTAAGACATTATCATTAAAAATAGCAAAAGCAAGACTGTTTGTGCTTGCATCAATTGCACAAATTGTTTTTGGATTATTGTTGTTCATAGCCAAAAAATCCTTTAATTTGTTTTAACATTTTGTCAACTTCTTTTTTACTTATATTGCAATTAGAACAAAATCCAGAATCATTATATATTGATAGTTGCTCTCCACAACCACCAATGCAAAGTCTTTTTTTACCTATTCTTTTTTGCCTACGAGTTATCTGATATCTTTCTCCTATTTTTATTTTGGTTGCCTGTTCTCTACAGATATCTCCACAATAAATCTGATAACTTACCTTTGGCTTAAATGGGGTCTCGCACCTTTCACATAACTTCACATTGATTAGTCCTGTTCATCCTTTAATAATACCAAAGGTTTAATCTTGATTGTGCCTTCTCCTGCTTCAGCACATGCTTTTTGAATTGGACATACCTTACAAATTTTTGAGTTTGAACGATAAGGAACTTGTGGTAATTCCCTACTCTCCCAATTTTTATAAACTATTTTCATCCAGTCAAAGGCTTGTTCTACCCAATTGCGATAATGATCGTTTACAACTACTGGTAAAGTAAGTAATTCGTGATTGTTTTTATTTTCATAAATCATTACACCCTTACGAATTTTCCAAACCTTCATATACATTAGCAATTGCATTAAGTGACCCATTTTAGGTTTTCTACTTATTTTTTTATATTCAAAATCATCGTTTCTTATTGTTTTAATTTCACCAACAAGTCTTTCACCTTTATAGTCAATCATAACATCGCCATAACCGTCAAAAGGTGGATCATCAATCTTAACTCTAAACTCCATTGCTGGATGAGTTTGTTTATTATACTTTCTTGGTATTGGATCAAACTCTAAATCTTCTGCAAGTAATCCAGATAATTCTATTGCTTCTTGAATTCTTCCATGTCCAAGACTTCCTTGTGTTCTATTTGCTACACCAGTTGCATCTGAGTTATCATAAAATATTTGACCATCAAAGGCTAGAAACCAATACCTTGGGCATTCCCCTGAGCCATAGGTTAAATTAGATGCAGAGAAGTTAGTTTTCTTAGTAAACTTTGGTTTTGTTTTAGTTAGGTAGCCAGCATTTATAGCAGTTCCCAAACCTTCAACAAGACTTTCATCTTCTTCACTATTTCTTTGTTTCTTTTTAGGTTTAATCATAATTTGTTCTAGTAAGTTTTTAGCCATTTTTATCCTTTGTTTATATTAATTATAGCAGGTTAGCGCATTATGTATTTAAGCGCTGATACCAAATCGTTTATTGCTTGTGCTGCTGTAAAGTATATATTTTTCTTTGCCCTGTCAGATTTGTCAACATTAGCCATCCAGGTAGCCTTAAAGGACATTTTTGCTGCAATAGCCTGTAGCCTTACAATTTCAAGACTAGCAGCCTGAAGTGGAATATCTGGCTTTATAATAATTTTTGCAATCATGGTTAGAGCAACAGTTAACTCTTCGTCTTGCATATAGTCTGCAATCTCTGTCAAACCATTTACCATGTCTAACGTTGTCTTTTGTGATCCTGCTTCACTCATTTATCTTTCTCCTCTGTTAATTGTTCTAACATATTCATTTCAATTATAGCAAGTCTTACCTTTGTATTTCCTTCACCAAGAATTACAATAATGGCTGGAGACTTATCTGTGCCCGCTTGAATAGAGTCAGTAACAGCCTTAGCCCATACATCTTTATTTAATGTAAAGGATTTGCTAGCCTCTTTAAAATCAACAACAAATTCACGCCATGTTGCATCACCCTTCTGTGTATTTCTACCAGAATTTTTATGCTGCTTAGCACCTATTCTTTTACTTTCGTTCTTTTCGCTCATAATCTTTCTTTGTTGGAGGCAGTAAGTTAACTTTTGAAATATGTTTTTGCGTACACATCCATGTTGCATCTCCAGTTTCTTGCCAATATCTTAAAGATGTTACAACTTCTTGACAAGTTTTACATGGCCACTTGCCAGGATATACAGTAAAATTTTGTTCAGGCATTAATTATTTTTTTCTTAAGTTGTTCTTGTAAATCTAAATCTTCTTTAACACGATCTATAAAACCATCACGGCCTTGGACTTTTGTTCCATCATCTAACTGATACCATGCACCAGTTCTGTGAACTAGCCCCATTGATTCTGCGGTATCAACTAAATCTCCTATTGCATCAATACCAATATTGTCACC